CACGCCAGTAGAAACGTCCCACCAGGTTGCCGGTCGCGGCCATCTCCAGCTTGAAAGTCAGGCTGGTGGACGGCGCGCCGGAGAAGTTGACGGGGAAGCGCTGGAAATGGTCGTTGCCCGCAATCGCGTTCAGTGCCACATGGTCGGCAATCAGGCGCCCTGCGGAATCGGTGATCGTCACGGTCGGCGCCGTGGTGGCCTGGTAGTCGAAGCAGATAAAACCCACCTCGGACAGGATGTGCCCATTAGCCGGCAGCGTCAGCGTGAATTCCAGCGGATCAGGAATTGGCGTCCACTGCCCAACCCGGTAAGCATTCTCTGGAGCCCAGGATGGGATGTACATCGCCGGAATGGGTTGCCCGGTGTTGTTGAATGGTTCATCACCTCCAACGGCCCGCTCTGAGAGGTGCTCGTCTTCCAGCTCCAGCCGGTAGTTGTAGCCGACGGGCGTCGCTGGTGCCACGATCTGCCCGTCAGCGTACTGCCCGTTGGTGGTCCAGGTAGGCGGGGCACCACCCAAGTCCACGAACATGGAGCCACCGACGGACTCCACTGACATGTTCAAGTCCTGGGCATAGGTGCCTTCGCTGCTACTTGTCGGCTCGGCGTTTACCGCCCGCAGCGCCTGGATGCCCGACAGCTGAATCGCATTGTCGTTGTCCCGCACCTTGCCGTTGACCACCAGCGCCTTGACGCCGTACCTGGTGGTGGACTGCACGTTCCCGTCGTCGTCGATCTGCAGAAAATGGTCCAGCATGCCCCCAGTTACCCGACCCTGCAGCTTCGCTCCAGCTGGCCAGTCTTGCTGCTCTGTGCTCTCTCTGCCGCGCCCCACACGCAGCATCAGTGGGTTTTCAGCATCTACCCCCTCGACGATAACGATCTCAGAGGCACCAGGAATGCTCTGGTGGGTGATGGTCAGCCGCTGGTAATACTTGCCGTTCTGGAGGTCGGCCAGTTTGTCTGTATTGGTGACAACCATCCACGGCTCGCCATTGGGCAGTGGCTGGGCCAGAACGGCCTCGGCGTTGTTGCGAAAGGCTTCCCGTACCATGCGAAGCCCCTTACGCTGGGATCAGCGAGAAGATCTTGAGAGAACCGCCCGACCACTGCAGGGACACACCACCACCGTTGGTAGGCAGAGGCAAACCAGTGACGCCCTCTGTCGGGATATGGATCAGAAGAGAGGAAGTCGCTGCATCGCCCGTGTCCACGAACAGGACGGCAGATCCGATGGAGGGGCCCGCAGCCAGCGCGCCAAAGTCGGCATCGTCGCCATCGAACACGCCACCGGCAACGGTCTTGTTGGTGATCTCCACGGACGTGCCGATCAATGTACCGACATCGGTCAGGAATTCATGCGCGGCGTCAAAGGTGTAACTGGTAGGCAGCAATGCCACTTTGATCGTGCTGGTCAGGAAATTGACCTCGGCGGACATGGCCTTCTGCGCAGCGATGGGGTAGAACGGCCGCCCCATGCGGGCAATCTTCTTGACGCCGTTATCCCAGGGCACGGTAACACCGCCGCCGTTGGTCGCCATGGGCAAACCCGCCACGGTGTCATAGTAAAACAGGATGGGCGAGGTTGAAGGATTGCCCGTGTCCTTATAGACAACCACAGCCTTGAGGTTGTTGCCTGGAGGTAAGGCGCCAAAATCCAGGTCATCAGCGTCAAAGACGCCGCCGGCCACAGACACATTGCTCAGCGTCTGATCAGTGCCGACACGCGTTCCGCACTGAGAGAGGAACTCATGGGTATTACTGTAGGTGTAGGCATCCGTCAGCAGCGCGGCTTTGATGGTGCTGGCGGACAGATTGATCAGGCCAGAGAGGATTTTCTCCATGCCTCGGGGATAGCTGGTATTGGGCACTTGGCGCACTCCTGGTTGATGGTTTCCAAGGAGTGTTCCAGCGATGGCAAATCGTGGCGAACCCTAGAGGGGGACGGCTCATTCCGATGCGATCGGATTGCCCTTATCCCATACCAGCGCTAACATCCTTTCCCATGCCAGCATTACTCTTCTGGGCCATAGTCATCTGTGTGGTCCTGTTCCTTTTGCTCACCACAAGAAGTGAACGCCGCAATCTCGCGGCGAACTTCTGGATCATCATCGTTCTGCTGGGGGCTGCTGGATTTATCTGGCAGTTCCTGCGGCAGGGAACGATCAGCTCGTAGGCATCAAGCGCTGGGCAATCCGGTTCTTCTGCTCAGCAATCTCATCGAGCCTGCGGCGTTTGGCGTCCGCACTCATGATGCGATCCCCCTCCACCTTCTTGGCTTGCTGGCTCAGGCTTGCAATCTGCTGCTTGGCCGCCTCCACTGCCATGCGCTTCTGCAGCTTCGGCGCTTCGTCCGTGCGAATCTTGGCCGCCAGCTCGTGGTCACCCGACTTGACTGCAGCCTGATACGAAGCCCAAGCTTGGCTGATGTCCCGCGCTTGGTCGTACATCGTTGACACATATCGGCTGGAGTTCGTGGGCAGGGTCTCGACGAAATTACCCGCCAGGAACATATCTCGCAGTTGCATCTCCGGCCGCTCGCCTCGTCCCATCAGCGGGCGCAGCACCGTGTCAGTCGCAGTGGTGAACACCGTTGACAGCCAGCCGGTGTAGCCACGCATCAAGAAGTCGATCTGCTTGGGGCTCAGCCCGTTGTATTCGCCCTTGGCCAGCTTCACGGGATCTGGTAAGCCCCAGCTGCCCAGCAGCCGCGCCACCTCGGATGTGCGTTCGCTGTACCGGTCCTGCGGGCGCAGACGCACATCAGCAAAGCCTTCGATCGCCTTGCCTGAAAAGCTGTCTTTGTTGGCATACACATCCAGCAGAGGCTTCAGCGCCTGCGGCGTCGGATCCATGGCAAAGGTGGAGAAGACCATTTCGCTGATACGTTTTCCGAAGCGATCGCCGGTCATCTCCTTGCTGAACATCAGTTCTGCTGTGCGCTCGGCCAGCGTTCCAATAGATCCCACTTCGAACGGCTTAGGGATGCGGAATGCCTGGCCGCCAATCTTGAACCACCAGTATGCGTCCCGGTCCCAGTCTTCGCGCTTCTTCCAGTCCTCGTCATCCTGGTAGGCCATCATCAGGCCCAGGCTCGCCAGGGACACAGCCCCAGCCATGGCGGCAAACCGGCGCGGATCTTCCTTGGCGGCACGGCCCAGCTTGTACAGGCCCTGCATGCGCGCATTCATGAACGGTACGGTCTGGGTCAGGAAACGCACCATCTCCCATTTCCCGCTCATCGAGAAGTCCATCAGGTCGCGGGCCATGAATGCAGCATCGGCATGGCTGTGTCCTTTGGCGATCAGGCGTTCATAGAGTGCTGCGCGGCTGGCGTTTTCCGTGCGATCGCCGAATTCCTCGTATGCACCCCACAGCGCACCCATCTGGCCCTTGAGCTTGTCCCATCCAGACTTGTCCAGCATGGTACCGCCCAGTTTCTCGATCTTGCGGCGCAGCTGGTTCGTGTCCTCCTGGGTGCCGAACTGGATAATGCCGCCCGATGCAAGCATCGAGGCGTAGGTCTGGCTGTCCTTGGCCGTGGCTTTCCAGCCCTGGGCCACATTGGCAAATGGGTTGTACCCCAGCTCAGACTGCGCAATGGCGGAGAGTGAATCTCGGATCAGGTTGCGGATCTTGAAAGTCGGATTGATGGTGACACCCATGGTCAGCAACCGTTTGAAGGGCGCCAGGCCTTGGGCCAGCTTGCTGGGGGTGTAGTGCAAGGCCGTGATTGCATCCAGCAGGTATGGATCCTCCACCATCCAGTGCTCGGTGACACCATCACGCATAACCTTGACCGCGCCCTTGGTGTCGGCCTGCACCTGGTAGGCGATGCCCATCTTCTCAGCGTCGTTCATTGTGGCGAGCAATGCCCGGTTGCGCGCAGCTGCAGCGTAGAGGTGGCTCCAGTTCATCAGGGTGTTCTGCAGCAGATCTGCGTTGAGCTGCTGCGTGCCACCCTTGAGTTTCTTCCACGCCTGCTGGTTCACCAGCCCGGAGCTGAATCGTGGGCCGCGCATGCCTCCGTCTTCTTCCATCAGTCGGTAGAACGGCACATAGGGCTGATCCTTCATCAGGTCATAGGCTGCCTGGTCAATGAGGCCGGATTCAAGGGCCACCTTCAAGCTGGCCTCATTGAATGCATTGAGGTCGCGCAGCGCTGCGGCATACGCCGGCATGCGGGCGGTACCGTCGGCAAAGGCCCCTGCATTCAGCGACTTCAGCGCAGAGATGTCCTGGCTGGTCAGCAGATTTTCCTTGCCTTCGGCCTTCAGGCGCTCGGCGCGCTGGGCAGCAACCCACTGGAAGAAGCGATCATGCTCCCCCTTGAGGCTGGCCAGCACCTTGGCAAAACCGCCCTCTTTGGCATCCACATCTGCCACACCATCACGCAGGAAAGGCTTGCCGTAGAGCAGCGCAGCTTCCACTGCACCGTCCGATCCCTTTGAGAGACGGGCCAGGATATACGCCTTTTCGCTCACTTCCTTGATAGGAGCGAACTGATCCACCAGCCCCTGACGCAACTTGGTGCCCAGGTTGGAGCGCATTTCCTTCGCGCGCTCGGCCAGCGTCTGCTTGGTGATGCTGCCGAAAACACGCTCGGCGGCATGCTGCTGCACTGGTGTATATCCTGCTGTAACAGGTGCTGTGGCGGCGCGGCTGAACTGAACACCACCTTTAGTGCTCTGCGATACACTTCCACGCCCACCATCGCTTGGGGCGTTGGGATGCTGGGCGGATGTTCCTTTTTCCGCATTCATCGTGGTGGGACCAGACCGGCTCAAATTGCGCCGTTCCACCTCTTGCGCTAAACTACGTACGTCCTCTGCAGAGTCGCCCAGGGTAAAACCGTGGGGTGGCGCGAGGGTTTCTCGGGAGCTATCCCGCGGACCCACTCCCCGCTGCAGGGGATTTTCCGTTTCCAGGCTCACCCCATCTTCGCGGGCCGCAGACTCCATCCATTCCTTCCCCGGCATCGTCTCGTTGAGCTCTACGGCCTCCAACGTGTAGAGCGCATTCGACCGTTCCAGCGTTGTTTCCTTGACGGTCAGCTTCACCAGCTTGGTGCGGCCGCCCACATCCAACGGCGCGAAGAAGCGGTGAATGGCCTGGATGTTCAGGTCATCCGCACGGTCAGGCTTGCTCCAGCCCCAAACAGCATGCTCGAACAGGGTGTCTGCATTGGCTACCGCCATAGCATGCGTCGCCGGCGTCTCTGACTTCCCCACCGCCTTGCCGCTGAGCATCTTGTCCAGGCTGTTGCGCGATACCACTGCCTTCATTCCCGTGGCCGCGTTGGTCAGCTCTTTGCCCTGGAAATCCTTGGCCGCCTGCCGCGCCTGCAGGAAGTTCGTCGCCGTGCGCAACGGCGCTGTGGCTCCATCCAGTTCCCCTCCATGCTCCGGATTCTCCCGCTGGGCGATGCCGAAGGCGAGATTTACCAAGTCCTGCGCTTCGAACTCACCTGGCTTGCCAGTGATCTTTCCCCATACCTGACGCAATGCAGCCTTCACTTGGCCTAGCCAGCGCGCTACCGTGCCGGGCTTGGCCAACATGTTCGGACGTACACCCTTCTCCAGGGCAATCTGCACTGCATAGGGGAACAGTTCCTGCGAGGAATACTCGCGTGCCTGAGCGCCCTTTGGCATCGAAGCCTGCACGCGCGCCGCGGCTTCGTCGTACACCTGACGCTCCATACTGCCAGCAGCAGCACTGGCCCAACCCTCGATCGCGCCGTGCAGCCGCTGCCAACCGTCGGCACCCAGCACAGCCTCGCCATGCTTGTGCATCAATTCGTGGGCTACAACTCCTGCCTCCTGGCCACGTTGAATGTGGTCAGCGATCAGGAACACGGTCTTGGTTTTGGGGTCATAGAAGCCCTGGGCGCGGCCGGATTCCCCTGCAGCCTCCATCGCCACAGGACCGATCAGGGGTTCCCAGTTCTGGCGAATTTCCGAAGAAGTGGCCACCACCACTCGGCCGAGCCTATTGGGCAACGTGCCCAAGCCGCCCACCAGGTCGCGCACTGCACTGCGCACGGTCTCGACAGTGGCTGGCATCCTGATACGCATGATCGCGGCGGCCAGATCCGGCGACATTGCTGGCGTGCCGCGGCTGAACTGTGCGGCCGCCGCCGGCGCGGCATTCAGATCGGACGCTGGTTGGCTGGTGCCACTTCTGCCAGATACAGCTTCAGGCACACGGGTACCAGGCTCTCGGGTATCTTGGCTTCGTCCACCTGCTGGTTCCGCAGCAGGCTGTCCAGTTGTTTGGCCTGCACCCGGCTGACCTCCCCGATCTGCCTCAGGAGCGCGAGCGCCCTCCGTGCCGACATCTGCCACACGAGATCTGGTGTGGTTGAACCATTGACATTGCCCTCGTTTGAAGTTGCACCGGCGGATGCCTGGGTGCTGGGGAACTCAGCGACTTGCGCCAATACCTCCTGGATCGGTGCCTGCAGGCGAATCACCTTCACTGGCTCGCCGTTTGCGCGCTTAGCCAGCCACTGGTGGTGGCCGTCGACCACGTAGCCGTCTGACGACACCAGGATGGAGCGGTCGCCGCCCTGGAACGAGCGCGCCTTGTCCACCTTGGCCTGCGAGAACTCCGCCTGTGTCGGCTTCAGGTCGTTTGCCGGCACCTCATCTGCGCGGCTGTCGATGCCCCGGGCCTTCAGGAAGTTGACCATGGCGCCACGGTGTGAGGCCCTGATCTGCGGCATTTGCGACCGTGGAATACCCAGGGTGCCCGTCTCTGGAGCGAAGGCGCTCCACTCCTGGTCGATCTGTCCGGCCGACAGGTCAGCGCCCGTCTGCGCAACGCCGGCACCCCGTGCGTCAGCCGCATCGATCTCCGATACCACCTGCGCCAGACGCTTCCCCTTCACATCGATTCCCATCTCGCGGGCAATGGGCGCCGCGCGCAGCATGCTGGTGCGCCAGTTTTCTGGCCTCGCGGGTGTTTGCGCGCTGGGCGCTACAGACTGCGGAGCCGCAGCCGCAGCCGCAGCCGCTTGGCCTTGCGTGCTTGCCGCCGGCGCTGCTTGCGCTCCAGGGTTCGTAGTCGTGGTGCTGCCATCGGTCAGGCCTGTCTGCGTTGGTTGGACTGCTTGCGCGCTTCCTCCTTGCGGGCGTTGCGGCGCTGTTTGCTGGGCTTGATAGGCTTGGTCGGCAAGGTTTGCTCCTACGGGTTGTGAAACTGCTGCAGCCCCAGCGGTTTCCAGGGGGCCGGCTCGGGTTGCGGGATTGGTTGCTGTGGCGGCCATGCCGGCAGCTGGTGCTTGGGTACTTTGGGCATTGCTGATCTCCTGCAGCGGAGCGACAGCAGCAGAGGCGCCGCTGTCAACGGCCGTCACTGCAGCGCGGGAAAGAGGCCCGGCACTGGGGTTCAAGCCCATCCGTACAGAAGGGCGCTCGGGGATTTGCGACTCCAGCGATGTGTTGTCAGCAAAGGAATCAACTGGGCCCTGGGCAGTGCCCGGCAGTGGCGCCGTCTCACCGACGCCTCGGAATCCCATGTACGCATCACTGATTCGGCGCACGCGCGCCACTTCGCCGGGCTGCAGAGGGTCTTCACCAATACGTACCAGTGAATCGTTCAGGCGCGCAAGCACCTGCAGGGAGTTGTCGGTACCGGCGTCGAGCACGTTCTGAAGGCCGGACAAGATTCGTCCGGTTCGCACCCGAGCATCCACCGCCGCAAATGCCGCATCGTCGCCGGCCTGGTCGAACTGCGCCTGCAGCTGCGCGCCCACCGCATCGGCCGCTTGTGCCGGTGCCACTGGCGCTGCTGTATCTGGCTGTACGTTCTGGGCCAGCCATGCGTCTTCCATGGCGTTGCGCACGGTATCCACCGTCTGCTGGCTGCTGAATGGCGTGCCGCTGCGCACAGCCTGCTGCACTTCCGCCAGATAGTCCGGCCGCTGCGCCTGGCCCTGGCCATCCCCATAGTTCTCCCACCAGCGGCGTTCCTGCTGCGCCTGTGGGTCGTTCACTTCGGTGAAGCTCTTGCCCATCAGTCGGGCGCGGGCGTCTGCCTGCTGGTCTTCCGGCAGGTTGGCCAAGTAGCTTTCTACTTCGCCGCGGCGGCCGACACTGCCGTCAGGGAACGAGATGAGCTGGTCAGGGACTGAATTGCCCAGCTGCAATGGGGCTGGCGGGTTCTGGGCTTGATCGGTCAGGCTGTTGGCGCTGGCCGTGGCATCTTCTGCCATGCGGCGCGCGTCCTGCTGCTGCTTGTCCCAGGCCTTGCGCTTGCCGCCGTCGCTGACGTTGGCTCCGGCGCCCATCACGCCGCCAGCAATGGCACCCTCCACGGCCTGGCGCGCCACGCCATCCCATATGTCTTTGCCCTCGGCGTAGTTCTGCCACATCTGCTCCTGCGCAGACTGAGGCAACTCCTGCAGCATGGCTTCGGAGATCATGCCGCCACCGATGCGGCGGCCGGCAGCCAGCGGCGCCTTCTCTGCAGCTTGGCCAACCGCCCCCTTCCCTGCATTGACGATGGCCGTTTCTGCCGTCTCCAGCCCCAGCTTGTTGGCCAATCGGCCGGTACCTACACTCAAGGCACCAGTGACAAGACCAGCACCCAGGGAGGATAGAGCGTTCTTCTGCTGATCATCCCCGGTGTACTGGGCCATCTGCTGCCCAGCAGTAACAGCGCCCTCACCCAGGCCTGCAGACACGGGAGCCACCCATTTTTCGCCGACGGCGCGCGCAACCACACCAGGTGCAGCGGGTCCGACACCCCCGGCCTTTGCCGCAGGCGCAGCGATGCGGCCAGCACCAGCAATCGCCCGGCCCACCACGCCACCAGCCACCATGGCAGGCAGAGATTCAGCAACCTGATTGGCGGTGTAGCCTGGGTTTTGCAGATACGCCATGGCGATATCACCAGCGCTGCCATCCTTCCAGGCCTCGTCGACGGCCTTCTTGCCCTGCTCGTATCCGGGGGAGAACTTGGTTTCGTCAGCCCATTTACCCGGCTGGAATCCCGTCGCTTGTCCAATTGCATCGGCTGCCGCCGTTACGGGACGTGCGCCGGTAACCGCGGCAATTGGGAGATCAGCCAGCCCAGCAGCCACACCAGGCAGACGTTGGACGCCGACCTTGACGGACTTGGCCAGGTCGGAGGCGATGCCGCCTGTGTCTTTGCCAAGGTCAGGATCAAGGAAAGGATTTGCTGGTTGGGATGATCCGCCGACGAGATCACTTCCCAAGTGGGGATCGGAGAACGGGTTGGTGGTAGCCATGCCTCAGTGTCGGCACCAGCCACATGAACGTCCAACCCCACAGGGGGGCGCGCAAAAAAGCCCTCCGCAGAGGGCTTCTACTGCATGGATTGTTCTAACTATGGTTGTTGACTGCGAATATCAACGAACTCCACGGTGTTGCGCATCTGTTCAAAGAAGGCGTTGGTGTTCACCAGCTGACGCCCATAGTAGGTGTCCTGCTGCGAGTACACCTTCAATGACATTTTCAAGATCGCCGCGACCCCAAACCACTGGTGGTCAAAATCACTGTAGTTCTTGAACTCGCAGCCGCGCATACGTTCCAGGCGTTCGAACCCTACGCGAAGGGCGTAGTCGATATCGGTGGTCTCTTCACCAAGGTCCTCGCCATCTTCGAAGCGTGTGAGCATCTTTTGCAGCCGGTGTTGAGCGTCATCTATGGCCAGGTCAACGACCTGCTGGAAGGTGATGCCAACGGTGCCTGCTGGTGAGGCCTTGGCTTTTTTGATAGTATTCATGTCGAAATCCATGATTCCTAGTGGTTTTCACATGAAGCGCTCAGCAGGGTCCAATTTGCTGGGCGCTTCGCCTTTTGTGCCGCGCCCTTCATGACAGCAGCAGCTTCTGCACCATGTCGATTTGCACCGGCTCCCCAAACAGGTCACTCTGGTTGTCAGCGATACGCTGCCAATCATTGCGAGTGTCCTGGCCAATGGCGAAGCGATCACAGAATTCCGCGACCTCTGCCACCTGCTCTTTCGTCATTTCCTTGAAATTGTGAGTGCCGGCGTATAGATTGATCAGCGCGTAGACCTTGCTGAACAACAGGCGGTGCTTGACCACTGTCTCTGCAGTGAAGAGGTACAGCGGCAGGCGGTCCATCAGAGTGCTGCGCTTTTCCCCGTCTACAAGTGCTGGCCGAGCTTTGGCGGTGAAGTAGGAGTCTTCCATCTGCTCGAACACTTCCCACGCCTGATCGGTTTCAAGCATCTTGGCATGGCGGGCCGCACCGCGTTCCAGCCAGAGAATGAGGCTGCGGGTCTTGCTGGAAATTTGCGACCGGAAATTATCCGGTTGCAAATTTACAAAATTCTGAAGCTCTGCGCCGGACACTTTGATGAAGTGCTTTCCTTCCTCAAACCGATCTCGGTTCTTGCGATGGTTATCCTGGATATGCTCAGGTTCTGCGCCATAGAGCTGCGCCAGCTGCTGCGTGGTGCAAACGCGCTGCCCCTTGTAGCTGATGATCGAAGTGGTCACTTCGCCGATGGTCACCACATTTGTCATGATGTGGCTCCTTCCTTATCAGCTTCTGCCTCCAAGCCGCGCTTGATCAAAAAGAGGATTTCGGCATTCATGGTTCGCTCGTTCATTGCGGCGCGCACCTTGATATGTTTACGCAAACCCGCATCGTGCATTCGCAGCATGACCTTGTCAGAGGGCTGCTTTGCAGTGGTTGATTCATTGTTGGTCATGTAGATCCTTGCTATCTGACATAAAAAATATGTCAGTGGAATAACTGTAAAGTGACACATTTTCGGTGTCAATGATTTTTTGACATCTTTTTCGTGTCGCAATTTCGAGACATATAAATGGTGTAATAGCAGGATGGATGAAGATCGTTACACGCGCATCACCCTGCGCATTCCAAAGGACCTGCATGCAAAGCTGCAGGAGCATGCAGATGCGACCAGCAAGTCCACAAATGCAGAGATCGTTTCAAGACTCGAATCAACTTTCGCCGATAGGAAAGCAGATACAGAAGAGGTCGGTGACGAGTCAGATCAATTGCGAAACGAGTTGATTTCGATCATTGAGCGAAAGCGAAAAAATGATGAAACCCTTCTTCAGTTGGTGACAGAAGGGTTCAAAGTGCAAGACATGGAATTGGCATTTAGTCGCGAATGGAGGCTCATGGCTCCGAGAGCACGACAGATTGCGCAGCGCCTGGGAGAACTTGGTAAAGCCGAGTCGGTAAGGGAGATCACCCGGATTCCCAAGAAAAAGTAGTCACCGACCAGCACAAACTGACCATGCATCACCACTTATTTGCCTTGATTTTTACCGCCACCACTGCCTCTGCAATGGCCGCGAACTACGCCACCTGCGTGCTGGACAAGGCACCGGGCCTGCAGAACGACACGGCTGCTCAGGCGGTGTACCAGGTCTGCATTGCTGAGAACCCGGGTGGTATCGAGGCGGTGCCCCAGGGATCAGGGCGCGGCGTGCTCGGCTTCAAGAGCGGCGCCGAGTGCACAGCCAAGAAGGCTGCAGACACTCGTAGCAATCAGGCGGCGTACATGGTTGGGATCGCATGTAAGAGGCTGTACGATGAGCCTAACCCTTTCAATGACCCTAACTTGGGCAAAGAACTCTTGAAGTAGCAGCCCCTACCCAAGCACTCTTTTTGCCGCGCCTGCCCCATAGATCTGGTCGAAGTTCGCTGCTTGGCTTGGATTTTTCCTCAACCACGCTACATGGTTTTCACTCGGTGAGTTGGCACTACTCTGCTGCTGCTGCACAAACTGCCCAGTCTGCCGATTGAACACACTCGACGGCATGCTATACGCCTTGCCCATCTGGTCGACCTGCTGGCCACCGGGCACCACCAGATATGGATCGGCCTGGCTCTGCTTACCCTCCATTGCCAGCATCGTTTCCACCAGTGAGCGGCGCTTAGCTGGATCAGTCTCAGTCATGAGGCCATTGC